GCTCGTTTTATTGAGGGTGGAGCAGTTGAGTTATATCACAACAACACAAAAGTTTTTGAAACGACCTCAGAAGGCGTATTGATTGGTAATGGAGGTTTGCATTTAGGAGACAATAATAAAATAGAAATTGGAAATAATGACGATTTTCAAATTTTTCACGATGGCACAGAAAATCAAATTTTAGCTGCTAATGGGCCTATACATACATATAGCGGAGCTAATTTTGAAATAAGAAAAGGTAACAGCAGTACAAATGAAGCTATGTTAAAAGCTATTCCAAACGGAGCAGTAGAGTTATATCACGATAATTCAAAGCGTTTTGAAACTACTAGCTATGGCGGTTTAATGAGTGGTAATTTACAAGTAAACACTGTTTATCCTAGTGCAGACAGTTCATATGATATAGGTACGAATAGTACTCGTTTTGCAAATGGATATTTTGACACATTATATGGAGATGGTTCAAATCTTACAAACTTACCTTCTTCTAGTGACAACACAAAACTCCCTTTATCAGGTGGAGAACTTACTGGCGATTTAACTTGTGAAAATATTACACCAGATGGCAATGGAACAAGAGAACTTGGTTCATCTAGTAACAGATGGTCAAACGTATATACAAGTGACTTACATTTAAGTAATAAAGGTAGTTCAAATAAAATTGACAAGTCTTGGGGTGACTATACAATACAAGAAGGTATTGATAATCTTTTCTTGATTAACAACAGAAGTGGTAAGATGTATAAATTCATGCTACAGGAGGTAAGCTAATGGCTTATTACGGAACCAATGCAGCGACAGCATGGGTTAATTTTAATCAATCTAGTATTAGAGAGGATTTTGGAGTAAGCTCTGTTACAGATAATGGTACTGGTAGGTACACAACAAACTTTTCTACAAGTATGGGTGATTCTAATTACGCTGCTATTTACACAAGTGGTAATCAGGCTAACGCACCTGCTGGTACTGCTTTTGGTACGACATATTCTGCCACTGCTTGTGAAATCTACATCACTGGTCTATACCAAGCAATAAATAGACTATCTGATGCTTCTTTAACTTGTGCTGCTTACTTTCAAGGATAAACTATGCCAAACTCAGATAAAAGAATCCTTTATACAGACGACCAAGGGGTACTTCATATTGTTATACCATCAAATAATTGTGGTTTAACTGTAGAAGAAATACAAGCAAAAGATGTACCAAGTGGTCTAACATCTTATATTGTAGATGCAACTGATGTTCCTACCGATAGGAGCTTCAGAGATGCTTGGACTTACACGGAGTAAACTATGGGATTTGGCATAAACATGGCAAAAGCCAGAGACATTCACAGAGATCAAATTAGGTACGCAAGGGAATCAAAACTTGCGGAACTTGATGTTGAATTTCAAAAAGCACTAGAAACAGGTGCTTCAACAACAGATATTGTTGCTAAAAAGCAAGCACTAAGAGATGCACCTGCTGATTCTGCTATTGATGCAGCTACAGATGAAACTGCTTTAAAAGCACAATGGAATACAGCTATTTTAGGTAACTCCCCCTACGAATAAAATGCAAAGTATTACTGAAAAACAAATCTTAGAATGGAAAGAAGAACTTGCAAAGCAAGTCAAAACAAAAGATCATGCAAAAAAAGTACTAGATGAAGCTGTTGTTAATATCAACGTTTTACAGGGCGGTATTCAGTTTGGGGAGTTGTTGTTGAAAAAGAACGAGTCATCAAACCAGCAATCAGGTACAGTGGAGCTAAACCAACAATCAGAAAAAGCACCATCAAAGAAATAGGTGCTAATGCCTTAATAAACGCTTCTTTCCACATAAAATGTTCCAAAAAATTGCAAATGTATTGAGTATTATCTCATTTTTAATGGTAGCTTCCATGAGTGGTGGAGCGTACTTGGGGTATAAATATGTAACATCTGAGAATTTTAAATCTCAAGTTATGAATGAAATTTTAGGGAACATACAAGGTGCTATGCCTAAAGTTTTAGATAATGTAATGCCCGAAGCAACAGGGCCATCTATACCTTTACCTAAAAAATGAATTGTTATTGGTGCGATACAGAATTAATTTGGGGTGGGGATATTGATATAGATGAGTCCATGACGACTTATCCTGAGTACTCGGTTATGACTAATTTATCTTGTCCTAAATGCTTTGCAGAGGTAGAAGTATTGAAGAAGAGAGATGCTTTTGATTAATGATCTTTGGATTTATAAAAAAATTAGTTAAATATTACATAGATAAATTAATTCATTGGATGCGTATGACAAAATTTAATTTAGAGCTAGATAATGACATAAAAAAATATCACGAAGAATTAGATAAAAAAGTAAAAAAACCAAAAATTATAGAAAAAGGAACTTTTGGAGAAGATGGTTGGTCTATTTCTATAGGAGATGTAAATGACAGAGATACCGAAATTTAAAATAAATCAAATTCAGATACATGAAATACCAATATGGAAATTTAATAATCCAGTAGTAAATTACATAAATAAACCTATTGTAGATATTCCAGGTTGTGTAAGAGTTCATCGAAATAATTTAACTAGCCTTATTGATAACCCCAAAGATGAATATGGAACATATACAGAATGTGGTAACTTCAGTATTCCTAGTTTTGAACCTTTGGAGTATAACCCCAACGAATTTAAGTACACGCAAAGCGAAACCCCCAATCAAACGGAAGAGTTTGTACCACCAACAGTAGAGCCCCCAAAATACGAACCAAAAAAAGAAAAAGAAAAACCGCTATTTGTTGAGTGTCCTGGGCCAAACGACCAAAGAGTAGGCCAATATGCTTCAGAGTTTAAATTAGAACGTGTTATTGGACATAAAAGAAGCGAAGATGGTAGTAAATGTATAACTCTGTATGAAAACGTTAAATTCATCGAGCAGTACATACCGAATCCTCCACAGCTTGTTAGCACTGCTGTTATTGCTACTGTTGCTGCCTCTACTCCATTACTTCTTAATGTTATAAAACCTCTAGTAAAAAATTTATTTAAAAAACTGACAAAGAAGAAAAAAGATGTAGAATAGTACATAAGCAACTGTTACAGGGATGCCAACAGTTGTTTTTAGACAAGTCTTACCACAGCCCGTGGCTTGTCTATTTACCTATTTTTAGTTCGTGAGTGTGCGGTATAACTTGATTTGGTTTTGGTGCGATACGAACTCCCTCGCATAATTTTGCATACTCACTTTTTGGATCGAAATAAATTCCAGCTAACATCAATTCTCCGCAATTTTTTAATCTTGCTATTTCATAATTAAGCATCTTTGCATTTAATTCTTGTTTTTGTAATTTTATTTGAGTATTTGCAGCATCTAAACAAGAGTCTTGAAACCTATTATCTAATGGAATGTTGAATGTAAATGCAAATCCAAAGTTAAGTCCTAAAGAATCTTTATTACCACTGTAATTATCCTGATAATAAAGTATGTTTCCTGGATTATCTGGCACGTTATCATTATTAGCATCTGTGTTGTCGTACACAGGAGTTTGATAAATGTAGTCCTGTGGCCGTCTTTGATTAAATGTTGTGGTTACGAAAGGGCTAAATCCCATCTGTGGACCTGAACAAACTATCCCATTTCCGTATTGATTTTCGACCATTGGACCGCCAAGTACCTGAGTAGCAAAATTAGATACTGAAGATGATGACTGTGCCACGGGTGCAGCCGTATTGCTTGTATTAGCAAATACAGGATTACCTACAAGACTTATTGCGAGAAGATAGTTGTGGTATCTGTTACGCTTGTGCTTTCTATGGTTCGGGTTATATCGGTCACGGATTCCATTCCAGGTGCTTGATAAACTTCTGTAAATTGAAAGGCATCTCCCTGAGTTGTCTGAGTCC